TGCTGTCGAAGATAATGTTGGCACTGGATGAAGCTGTAGCATTCTGCACCATTTCCCATCCATCAACATCTGCACCGCCACCGCTAGCACTTAGCGTTGTGCCTGTCATGGTAAGCCCAGAGCCAATCGTGATCTCCTGAAAGTCACCTGCTCCTGAAGCTGATCCTCGTCCAAGCAGTTTTGATGCTGCCGAAGACTGTGCAAGGTTAGCAAGAGGCAAGTCACCAGTGACACCAGTGCTTAATGGCAAACCTGTGCAACTTGTCAGCGTTCCGCTTGATGGTGTGCCTAAAGCTCCACCAGCAACTAGATTGCCTGATGCTGTGCCTGTCAATGCACCAACAAAAGTCGTGCTTGTGACACTGGTTAGACCTGTAATCGTTGCAGGCAATCTAGCTGTGTCTATGGTTCCAGTTAGGTTAGCTGCTGGAATGTTAGTACAGTTGGTTAACGTGCCACTTGATGGCGTTCCGAGTGCTCCACCTGCGACAAGGTTTCCGCTTGCTGTGCCTGTTAGTGCTCCCACAAAGGTTGTGCCTGTGAGAGTGCCTGTAAGAGTGCCACCAGAGAGAGGCAGGACTGAGAGCAGAGAACGCTGTGCTGCTGCATCAGCAGCTTCGATTAGAGCGGCTCCAGCAGCGGTTGAAGTAAACTTCTTATCAACTCCCGATTGAGTGCCGTAAAACAATCCACCCGTTGCAGCCGTGGCTGCTGTTAAGTTAGCGAGTGTCGAGTCTGGCATAATTAGTCGTTAAGCAAAAGTTTAGAAGTTCCATCAGCAAGCAGCAAAAAGTCAGTCCCATTGGCTAACAGCAGGAAAGTGGGCACTGGTGGCTCACCAGAGAAGCCGTCAACTGGCTTGATGTTAACCGAAAGGGTAATTGCTATCATGGTTTATTTCAGCTTGTAAGCGCGTACTCGTCCAGAAGCCAAGGTGAAGGCTGTGATGCCTAGACCGTTGATTAGTGTCGTTCCTGCTGGAATGGTAAAGCCTGTCATAGCATCGCCAGTCTTGCCGTTTTCTGTGAACACGGAAAAGTTGGCATCAGCCAGCACTTGGATGGCATAGAACTTGCCTGTTACTGGGTTTGTAGATGTTTCGACATCAACTCCATGGCAAGCACCTGCTGCTCCTGCGATATTTACGTTATTTAGCATATTAGTAAGTGTAAACTCTCATTGTCTTAATCTGTCCCTCAGAGCGAAGAACACGATCAACTTGCATCATCTTAGCTTGGTCTGCTTCCTGATCTGCAATAGCAGCAGAATCAAACTGAGACTCAGAGCGAAGATAGTCTGAAAAGATAGCTCGGACAAGGTAATCAGTGGTGAAATATGGGATTTCAACCATCTGCCAGCGTGCTGGTGTATTCACCGGATTCTCTCCTGAGTTACCAGCAGAAAGACAGGTGTAAAAGTTACCTGATCCGCCTGAAGTCTTCGATGGCTGATAGCTTCCTGTTAATGTCCCAGTATCGAAGTAGATTTGAGCGCCTGCTGTATAGTTTGCGCTGGCATCATAAGCCTCTCCAAAGAACGTCGGAGGTGGCAAACGATACTCTACCCAGACAGGGTTTGTGGAACTCATCATCACAATGCGGGAAGAAGAGCCGCTATTGTCGAGATAGTAACTCACATTGACTGCTCTGGCAGTCACGCGAGGGTTAAGTTGATAAACATTCAAAATGTCACCATAAGATTCTGTTATGTCGATATAAGCAACAGAATCGTCTCCAGTTGTCACAGCCATCTCTTCCACTCGGACAATATCAGGCCAGGGTTCCTGCTCCCAGATGTCCGAAATGCGCTGAGTCGTGAAATCTCGAATCATCCGAAACGTCGAGTCTTGAATCGCTGAACGATCCATTCCGCATAACGTCACGGCACGGTATAGAATCTCACTAAAGTTGGTTGTTCTCACGCGAAGACTTTACGGTATTTTACGTTTCGAGTCGAGGGTGAACCAGTGTAACCGACATGAATTTCCTTTGTTCCACCGCTGTTCACTTTACAGTAGGGATTCTTTTCCATGTAACGCTTTCGGAATGCTGCATCCTTCCAGCAATCATAGCCTAAACGCTGTCCCCAATAATGAAACGAGTCTGCATTGACTCGCATTTGTAGTTGGCCAATGCCGTCAATCGACTTGGCTCGGATTTGGTTAACCTTGCCTACTGCTTGCGTTTGAGCCTCCGCCATCACCTTCTGAAAGTTCCATCCTGTCTTGAATTCCTTGAGCATTGCTCCATGGAGTTCTTCGGGGATTTGTTCGATCATAAGTGATAGCGGAGGATTGTGTTACGCGATGCCTGGCCTAGGATTTGCTATTATTCAGTAGCAGCAAATTTTCCTAGTCCTAGAGGACTTTTGCAGACCAGTCCGGCTACGGCTTTGATGAGCCGTGCGGGGCCACCACCAGCATCAGGAAGCTCTGTAACCTGTGGAAGGTTAGTGTAACGCAGTTCCAGAAGATCCATGTCGAGGACATAACCGCGGAAGGCGTTAGGATTGAACAGAGTTGGATGCAGACGAAGGGAACCGAAGTCACCTTCAAACAGATCAACGCTAGAACTGATCGTGTCGCTGAATGCGTCACGGCTAAGAGTGCGGATGCTTTGGTACTGATTAGTGCCAACGGCAGTAGCAGTGTAAAGCAGGTTACTGAAAGCACGTTTCAGAGTTGGGCCCACAACGGTGTCATAAGTTTTCATCTGACCAGTCTGACCGTAGATGCTGGTAAGAACACCTTGAGCGTCAGATTCAGCAAATGAAGCTGTTGCAGTGGTGTTAATACTTGTAGAACGGATACGGTAGTCACTAGGAATTGGAGCAACTGTGCCAGCGGCGTCGGTAGTCCAAACGCCAAGAGCTTTGGTTTTATAAGCAACAGTGCCATTGTCAACCACGGCAGCGTTGTCACTGCAAATAGTGGCTTCCATATCCCTTTTTAGTGCTTTTATTCCTTTAGCTACCATCCCTGAGAGTTCGTCGCGCAAACCAGCAACAATCGAAACATCCACCGAGAGAGGGGATACACGGATTGCACGCTGGAAGACCTGAATGTAATTGGTTAGAATTGCGCGACCAGAGTTAAGGTTTTCGTATGAGGAAACGTCAACACCGTCAACAGAACCATCTGTGGATGGGCTAGGCATGTTGTCAGCTTGCCATTGGAGCAAGGTATTACCTGGCTTGTTACCTTTTGGAATCATCGACGTCACGGGAGTATCCTTAGCGTCAACGAGTGTGATGTAATCCGCGAGGTCTTCGCGTTTACCGACCTGAGAGCGTTCAAATAGTGCGGGCATAGTATTTTAGGGGGGGGATTTTGTGGGTTTAAAGGAACCTCTCAGCAAGAAGTGCTTTGAGTGAATCCTGATTGGGGTTTTTCCTGAATGCTTCCTCAGTAGAGCGAGCTTTCATTGACTTTGAAGTTTGAACAGGAGCGGAAGCTGTTTGCTTCGGATTTGATGGAGCCTTCTTAATAGCAGTTGCTGGCTTCATCTTAGATTCCCTAATCCGTTTACCTTCGATCATATCTCCAATGGAGAGTTTGAAGTCAGGAAACTTTTGGATTTCTGGGAACTCACGAATCAAAGCGTTAGCATACTGATATTCTTGGCTTGAGCGTTGTTTCCAGAAGGGATATGTCTTTTCAGCCTCTGCATCGAATTGCTTGCGCGTTTGGATGTAGTTTAACTGAGAAGGCAAATGTTCTTCAAGGGCATCAATAGCGTTGAGCTTGATCTTGCGGATGTCTTCCGCAGAGTATTCAATCTCCTCACCATTCTTGCCAGGGACAACAGCACCATCAGGATTCTCTTCAGCCCACCGTCTAACTTGTCGAGCATTTCGGATTTCCGCATGAACATCAGTATCGCTTTGCAGCTTGAAGTATGGGTTCAATCCTTTGTCACTTACAATCACTTCCTTTTGGGAATTGGCAGCTTGTGACTCTGTTTCGGCTAGTTTTTCAGCGAGAGCTTGCAACTTTGCCTCGGCTTCCTTCTTCTGAGCGACTAACTTGTCGATCCGCTTCTGTACACCTTTGGAAAGTTGTTTATCCTGCTTTTCTTCATCGTCAGCTTTGGACTCTTCTGCTTCGTCAGCATTATCGTCTTCGACATTAGATTCAGTTTCAGATTCTTCAGATTCAGCATCATCCTCTGCGATTTCCTCGCTAGATTCTGATTCCTCTTCTTCGGTTTCTGTCTCAGTCTGAGCCTGAGTTTGCTCCTCTTCTGGATCAGCGAAGAGAGTCTGGCGAAGTAAAGAAGTCAGACCATCAGTGTCTAACGGACTACTTGGCAACGTGGTTTTGGTAGGTTCACTAACCTGTTGGGGTGATGTAGGCATAAGCAGAAGGTTTAAAGACCATTCAGAGGTCAAGACTAACGAACAGAGCTTGAGAAGCTCAGGAACGTGAAAAGCCTAAGCCCACTTCTTTCAGCGTCAAGGGTCGCTAAATTCCACCTCGGTCAGTGATCTCGTTGCATAGTCCTCAATGATTGCCCGCAAATCAATTAGAGCGGCTACTTGTCCGGCATAGTATGCCCTATCCTCGCCCTTGTTGACCACATCCAGCACGCTAGACAGAGCGGAGTTGTGCTCGCTCTGGATGACTGCGTAGAGTGCATCCCAAAAGGCTTTAGCGCCTAGTTTGAGCGTGAAGGCTTCGATGACTTTGTTTTCTTCCATTACATTTGGGGCGGTTGTTGCTGTGCCAACTGATCACCGACTGGAGTGACTCCAGTGCGTCCAATCTGAGCATTCTGCTGCTGCATGACGCTCATTTGCATATTCTTGATGTAATTCTGCATCAAGGTCTGGAACACTGGGTCTTGCTGTGCTGCTGCCTGAGCTTTTGGATTTTTAGACATAACATCCTGCACATACTGCATGCGAGTTTCGGCAGTTGGATCGTTTTCCTTATACATCGGCTCATTGCCTAGCATCATCATTCCAATGTCAGACTGCACCTCTCTGAACATCTTCTCGGATGCGCTGGAATTATCCATGATCAAGTCACGGGCAGACTCAGGAGCAACGGCTTCGATGATCATCTGAATCAGCTTGTTACGGTTAAGCACTCCACCTGCATCAAGAGGAACGACGAACTGAGAAATGGCCTGTAGTTTCTTCGCAACTAGGTCATTATCAAGCGATTGGATATTGAATCGCACGATGAAGTCAAAGCCGCTGGCAATGTCGCTCATGTTGCTTGGAAGCTGAACGCCTGTAATGCGCTGGATCTCTTCCGGTGGCATGTATTGCAGGCACAAGCTGAACATCTGGTTGTAGATCTTCGACCAAGTGCAAAGCCAGCGGTTAACCAACTGCTGTTGCATGAGTTGCGTCTTGATCGGCACCACAGTTGCACGGCTCAAGCCAAAGTAGTTGGCGTGATTGTTCTCAACACGTTCAATCAGGTTGAATGCAGTCGTGGGAGCACGGTTAGGAGACTCTAACCAAGAGTAATCATCAGGACGAGTGACCGGAAGCTGAACACCTGGGCCAATTTTGTTGATTTGCCCGATACGCTTCACCACTTTCATCGGTGGCAACGTCTCAAAGGCTGTTCGGTCACGAATTGAGTCGTGCTGTGCCTTGATTTCGTCCTGATCGGTGATGGTTAGCTCTGGAATGCCTCGGCTTTCAGTAATCGGACGACGAACAACTTCACGCCTGAACTCAATGAATGGGTATTCACCGTGTGCATAGTCTAGTAGCTCATGCTTTGCATAGAGGTCTTGCTCAACAAGCGGAGAGAAGACGGTGCAATAGATCGCAGCGATGCCGTCTTTGTCGATCTGGCGGGTGTAGGCATAGCAAATCTCAATCAGATTGTCTTGGCGGATGATCGGAGAGGCACCAAGGGCTGTAATGGTGTCCAGCGGGTTAGTGTACCATGACTGTTTGCCTGCTGTCTCAACAGCTTGATCAATGAACTCCTCATTCCAGTCTTCTTCTTTAACCTTGGAGCGAAGATCGACCTCATTCATGTAGATACGGCGGAAGATGACACGGGCAGATTGCAGGTCCATCGTCTCCGGTGGCAGTGCAATCTCCTCAAATGGCTTTAGAGCAGTGACACAAGGCAAGTTCTTGCTCACATACGTCTCATACATTTCACCTTCACCAGTTTCACGAAGTTGCTTCACGAACTTCTTGATGTCGCCTAACTTGAAGTCAGGCAGATTCATGGAAATCAACTGAGCAGCTTGATCGGCTGCTTCAGGATTCATAATCAAGTCAGGAAGCTGAAAGAGTGCTGATTCTGGGCCTGCCTGTTGAGCTAATGCTGCAATCTCGTCGATGCTGATCTTCTGGAGTCGTTTGGAGAACTCTTGATCCCATCCAACGTGGTAAATCATCCAGCCGTAATGCAAGCCATACTGTGAACCTAGTTCCACCTCACGGGAAATCTCAGTCCTGAGCTTCTGCTGGGTGATCCAGTTCATGAGCGTGCTGGCTGCGCTTGCAGTTGCCATGTCGTTGAACTCGGTAGGCAGAACGCCTAACTGGGAACGCTCAAAAGAAGTAGTCAGAAGGCAAGAAAGTTCGTTAATAGTCGAATCAGCCAGTCGATTCCTAACATCAGACGCGCCTTCAAACGGGAATGCTTGTCGATTGTTAGGCAAGTTCTCTGAATGCTTCTTTCCGTCGTCAGATTGTCCTGCCCATCGGCAGAATCGGATGTCATCGGCAGCGTTTAGCCTTTCTACGTTTGCAGTTGTGTAAAGTGAGCGGGTTAGCTCCTTGGAAAGTTCGAGAACGTCTGGCGTCTCAGTGTAAAACGCTAACTTGTCGCTGCTGTTTGATTTCTTCATGTTAGTAGGAGCCTATTTCGCCTTGAGATTGGAAGCTGTGACTGTTTTGATGGGTCGGATTCATCACTGCAAGATAGCGCAAGACATCAACAGGGTCTTTAGTTGCACCCTTGTCACCGTCTGCACCTGTCCACTCTCGAAGTGAGTAAATGATGTTTTTGCACGTTTCACTAACATAGAGGTTAGGCTCATTGTGGATTGCAAGCAAGGGTTCGTCCTTATTCCACGAAAGCCAGTCGTTAATGATGCTGATTCCTTCCTCGATTCGGAGTCCAGCGGCAGGTGTGAACCACATGGGATTCGGGTCTTCAGCAAGTAGGTCAGTCAGGCTGGTGCCACCGTCCTTCCCGATAGCTTGAGTGCCACCTGCACGGGGGTCAATGAACCTGTCAGCGATCTCTTCTTTGCCTTCTAGCTCGTTGATGAGTGCTTTGTAGTCGTTAATGCCTCGCCCTGCACCGTTTCTCTGTGCTGCACCCGCTTTTCCGTCTGGTTTGTCGCTAGGAATCGCCCATTCGCCTAGATCGATGCCAGGCCATTCTCGATAAATGAACTTTCTGCCGTGTTCATCCACTCGAAGCCAGAGCATGAACCAGTTACGCGCTCCAGCGGGGTCCATTGCCATGTAATTTGTGCCCTTTTCTGGTATCTGATCGTCTGGAATCACGTTCCAGTTGCCGAATTTAGGAAATTGAGAGCCTGAAAGACTCTCTGCCCATCCATAAGCACGGATTTTGACCTCGTAATTGGTTCGGCCATGGAGAGCACGCTTAATCTCGCTGAATGGAGAGTAAAGATTCAGTTCAGAATGGAACCAAATGGCTCTGTTACTCGGATTATGGCAGGTAGCTTGGAACGGCATGGTGCCACGTTCACCACCTGGGACGTTAATTGAGTCCTTCAGCAGTGAAGCTGGAAGCCATTTCGTGATCATGGCGCCGGCAATGTATTCCTTCACCACCGAAGTATAACCGCTGATCGGCGTAAACGTCAGAATCATCTTCCCTCGCCGTGTTGCCGTTCGATAGCGTAGCGTTTTGATCCAATCAGCCGTGATTTCTTCGTCAATCCAGATCAAATCGACTTCACCACCTTCAATCACCTTGATGTCCTGCGATTGATTCAGGAACCAGCACTGGCTTTTGTTGGGAAGCACGAAGGTATTATCAGAAAAGCCATTCTTCTGGGTGAAAGCTACGTTAGTGATCTTCGTTTTCCGTGCTGTTTTATACTCTGCGGGCAGGTATTTATAGACAACTGGCTGCTGCATCTGCACGCTACTCATGTTAGTCGTGTGGATGCACCAAACTCGTTTACCTGGGTTCTGACTGAGGTATTGCGCCACACGTTTGGCGGCATACTCGGTCTTACTGGCGCGGTTTCCACCGAAGATCATCAGTTCAGAAATGGAAGGATCGGAAAGCAGACCGTCAGCAGTCTTCCAGTGTTCAGGCTCGTAACCATGCCTGTAGGGATCCATCGTCTCGGCCAGAATCTTGTCCTCTCGTAGCTGGAGAAGCTCACAAGCTCGATCTATCCCCTTGTTTTTTACGATGTTAGCGATTTGCTCCGCCGTAGGAGCCACCATGATAGGATGGGGCGTCGGCGTGTATTTGCCAAGCGTTTCCTTCGATACTTCGTTGATAAACATGCGCTTAGAAGATTACTGGTATTTTCGCACCCGCCAGTTCGGTCGTTGGTCTGTTTGAGGCCGAGGCTAACCTTTCAAATGTTTACCACTTGGCTTTATCTGCCCAGTAAGCAGCAGACATCTTACCCTTCTTGATGTTGTCGGCGTGCCTAGCCTTGAAAGATGCTCGACGATCCTTGGCAGCTTCACTCTCGCCTTTCCTTGGTGGAGAGCCAGAAACGCCCTGCTGTCCGAAGCGGATGGTCTTCACCTTGTCGCCTTCCTTGGCCACGACAACATGAGACTTGGTTGGATGTGAAGGTGTGCGCTTGGGCTTGTTGTAGCCAGTTACACCTACTCTAGTGAGTCTTGAGTCTTTCATACGGTAAATTACTCTGACCTGATACACGCACAGGCCAACTTTGCCAGCAGTCTTTCGGCGAAATCTTGGTCTAGCCCAGAATCGGAGATGAAGTCTAGAAACTCAGGATAGAAATCCTCTAGGAAGAGTGACATGACGTCGAGTTCCTCAAGGCTGAATCTGGTTGAATCCGTGGCTTTCATTTTTGAGAACGTAAGTCACGAATAAAGACTGGCAAGAGTGAGATTGCCCCTTGTTCCAGTTGACTAGTCCCTCTATTATTGCATCATAGATAATGGTTTGCTCTGCGGGATCGGAGTGATCTGATCTACTTGCAAACCAGCAACTAGCTCGACTTTGATCCCGCGAAGTCGGGCTTTTTGTTTATCGGGCATCTCTGCCTGAAATAGCCTTCAGTGTCACTGCGTGTGCTCCATGGGAAGGTGTTGAGATTTCGGTGCACGGTGGACTAGCAGAATCAGCCGTGCAAAAGTCGCAGGTGAAAGCCTGGGCTGCCGTTGAATCGTTTGATCCGTGTTTACTGAGACAACCGAGCGGAGAGATTCAACAGTGCGACGGTGTTCCCGATTCCTGACGAATAAGAATTACCAAGCTAGCAGTATCCCAGCAATGGGACTGCTATGCTCAGATGAAACCGCTCAAACCTTCTGAATAAGTGCTTATGAATCAATATATTACACAACCCACAACTAGAGAGAATTACATCAGAGATGGATTCAGAAGGGATGATCCTAGAATTGAGAAGATTCTACAGGAGAAACGAGATGCTGCAAAAAAGAGACGATTTGATAGTTTATTGAAGCACACTAAACCATGTTAGTTTACTGATCAGCAATAGTTTACTGACCAGTAAATGTTGCAAATACAGTGCAGTTCTTTCAACAAAAAAGAAACCCCCCTTGGTGCGCATCGTCGAGAGGCGTGGGAGGTGTTGTTAAGCTAATCTACAAAACAGATTAGCCGATGGCAAGACTAGGAACGATCTTTCTTCATTCCTTTGCCCTTCTCCATCTTCTCATGCATCTTACCGTGCATCTTGCCGTGCATCTTGCCATTACCTGAGCTACAACTCTTTGTAGCATATTTCTTTGCTGCTTTTTTAGCCATTTTTTTAGTTTGGTTTAGTGGGCGGAATTGCCCAAAAGGGTTATGCAGTTAAGCGTTTCCGCTCATACTTTGGCTTGTTGTGAGTTATTCGAAAAACTCGAACAGCAGACTTTGAACACCTCACAATCAACGCAATATCGAGATTTGAATGCGTTCTCCATGCTCTGTCACTGATCTGCGGCAGCTTCTCCTTCAGTTCCGTCCTAATCACCTTATCAGGTGCCCTAGGAAGACCTCTAGCACGTCGCTCATTCCTCACCGTCTTCTCACAGCAGCCTACCTGATCCGCAATAGCCTCATTAGGCTGGTTCCAGTCTGTGATGGAACTGAAGTCTACTTTGTTGTATTTCATTGATAATCAGCTTTGTGTTCCTGTTTTTTGTGTTTATGCATCCTGTTTCCAAGACAAAAAGAACATTTACCGTGACTTCGGCATGACTTGTCAAAGCGTCTGCTTTTACGGTAAGGTTGTCTCTTTGTCCTGCTCACTCTAATACCTCCCTAACTTCCTTGGTTGGTATTTACTCATGAGATTTAGACCGTCCATCCGAATGATGATCTTCATGCCAGGTATAAACATGGACGAGTCTTTACACCGACAAATGACTTCCTTACCTCGATACTCCACAATCATCATCTGCTTGTTGGGTAACCTGCAACGCTTCACAATCGCCGTTTCCTCATCTGCAAAGAGTCGTTGAGTCGCATTCAACACCTGTGGAACATCTTCGGATCTTTCCTGCTCAGACTCCATTACTGGGCTTAACTTCACAAAGCCAATTACTTCCTCAAACGATTCCAGAGCCTGCTCGTTAATCGGCTCCTCTTCCGTTGGGTCTTTTTCTACATCCGCAAATGTCATGCGTAGCTTCAATAGGTTGTCACCGAAGTCATTCACGAAAAACTTGTGGCCTACTTTCACGAAGGACTGTGGAACTGCCAGAAGGATTTCTTTGGCTTCCTTCTTGGTCATACCGTATTTCTCGGCTGCAATTAAGAGAGGGACAGTTCCCTCCGGTGGTCTAATGGCTTTGGATCGGTTCATTTGATGTGGTTTTGACTTGGTTCTGTATGCCGTTTATCCCACGCTTCAAGCGCAGATTGATAGTCATTATGCCATGGGCCATTACATCCACATGCTTCACATTCTACGCGAGACCCTCCTGGATATGTGTGAATCATAACTGCAAAGAATTGTCCTTCATCCTCATGAATTACATCCAAATCAGTTAATCCACAGAATGGGCAATGTTTCAATAATTGAGTGGGCATTGTATGTTTCCTTATTAGCGGGTTGAATGGCAACTTTCACGCTCTAGCTTCCTCTTGTGACACCAGTTAAGAGCGTTTGCAAGTCTAGGGTTAGCTAGGGGGAGTCTTTTGTGGAAATTTTCTCTGGACGGTGATTCATCCAACTTTTTCAGCTTGAAACTTTTTCGACCCCCTCCTCCCCTATCTGTCTGCTCAC